TCAGCTGTTTTCTTTGCTTCCTTTCGAAATGATTTGGTTTTTGCTTTAGCTTTGTCCATTTCTCGCTTGTATTGGACACTGTTCATCTCCATGCGAGCTTCAAGCTTGGTTACTGCACCCATAAAATTACTCCGCTATCGCGCCCCAAATCGCCGCCTGATCTTCTGCCGATTGACCTGGTTTTTTAAACCCTGGATAAAACTCTTGAGGTTGCACCGTGTTTTTAAAATTGGTCGATGCGTTATAGATGGCGGCGCACATTTGGCCGCTCCAATATTGCGTTAAATTAAACGTAAACGGTTGCTCAGAAAAATGCTCGAACCATCGATCAAACTCAAGAACGCTTAACGATGACAGTAGCTCAATCACATCAAGGCGGTGAAACTCCCGCCCCATTCTCATGCCGAAATCAATGGTTTCCTTGTAACTGAGCCTGACTATTTTGGGGCGTCGGTCTTTCCTTCTGAATGCTCTTTTTCGGGAGCCATTCGGTTAAGAATTCGCGCCGTATCAACCAAAAAGTCAAACAGATCAATAGAAAACTTCTCGCTGACCTCTGCCTTTAGATCTTCCTCGCTAACACCGTCAGGCAAACCGGGTAGCAATGATTTTACTAGCATATGGACATTAGAATCACGATCACAAGCAGCATAACGAAGCATATCTTTGGACGAATCATCGCCCTCCTCTTGCTCGCTGGCCCCCTCAAGATACTCCCGATAGAATTCGCCAACTTCGGCGCGCTCCAACGCCGAAATCATCGTAAGAGTAAATTTCTGCCCCGAATGCGTGACGATTTTTTGTGTACGCGTTATTTGGTTAAAAATTGCCATGATGCTCCTTAAGCGGCTGATTCCACGACTTGTCCAGATCGCTTTATTTTAACGGTAAACATAACCTGCTCATCTTCGCCTGTTGTAGGGTCAGAAACTTCGGTTACCACGCCTCGAAAAGTGTACTGCTTGCTAAGCTGAGGCATTACCGTTCGGTAATATCCCGCTTCCGCAGCATCCATATCAGCAACTAATGTCGCATGAGATGCGTCACCGTCATCAATGAGAGTTAGCGTTATTTCCCCCGGGTCTTTTAGAACACCGCCTTCAAACGTCTTATAGCCGTAATCAGCGTCACCAACATCAAGGTCAGTGGCTTGAATCTCTAACGCTTGCCGAGTTGTTGCGCTAAGTTCTGTTGATTTTAATTTTGCAATTTTACTGTAAGTCGTTCCGCTATCATTTGAGCGTTCAAACTGCACACCGTAGCCTGTAGGCATAAGTATTACCTCTATTCGTCGTAGTAAAAGATTAAATCAATGGTGATTCGGTATTGGTTTTCTTTGGGTTGCCAGTCAGGGTTGTCATCATCAATTTTAATGAGAGATATTTTCGTATCATCAACAATCCCACCATACCCATGAAGAGACTCCGCTAACTTCTCCTTGCTTTTTACGCTTGCATAACTTGGCCCCCATATATCAAGCTGAACTCTCTTTGATTTTGCATTGTTGGTGGATTTATCCACATTCAAGCTTCTAACGGTGGAGCCTGCCGTGAAATGCGCTCTAATAGCCTTCCCTTCTGCACGATGAGGGGAAACGCCCATTCCAAGAGTGTCGCTTAATAACTTTTTTATGGCCGTATCAATCACAGCTTTTTACTCCACACCTTATCGAAACGCTTTGCAAAATTTCGCCTTAAACTATTAATTACTTCTCTTTTTTTTGCATCCATTGCGCGACGTATGAAAGAGTCCATTTTGAAATTTTCATTGCCATACTCTTGAGCAAGAGCCTTTTGGGTTATGTTGCTGAGCGTTCGACCTCTATGCTTCTTTTTCAATGGACCTACACTGATCGTTGCTACCCTGCTCTTTGACCTACCGCTACCGATGCGGGTTCTCATGACAACAGAATCCCGCAAATCCCCTCCTTGATAACCAGCAATCCTTGCACTTTCCTCGTCACCAACGTGAGCCAAGCGTCTCATTTCAACCATCACTGGCTTCATAGAGTCCTTACCAGCATCTCTAAGAACCTTTGCTCCGACTTGAACATCAAGAAGCTGCATTTTTAGTAAAATTTGGTCTAGGCCATCAACGTGGAAGTCTTCAGAACGCATTACTCAACCTCTACAACAGCAATTATCAAGGAAATATTCCTACCATCTGGATTAAGTGGCTTATGTTGCATATCAAATATTGACCCATTAGCAATCAATCGAACCCCGGAACTTAAAGTTGCAGCCTCTCTATCCCAAGGAAATTCAACTTTGTGAGTAACTGACGAAAAACGCTCATTACTAATAAAATATTCTTTCCCCGTAACGGGTGATACTTTTGCCCATCGCTTAAATGCCGTTGCCCACTTTTCCTCTATGCCGCCATATTCTTCATCTTCCACTGGCGTCATTTTCTGGAATTCTACAATTGTATTACGTCCGCCTGCTCTCATTAGAAATCTACATTTATGTAATGTCCCAACAGGGACGATATGCCAAAAGGGACGTCTTCCAATTTTATCGCCGCAACAGATTCGCGATTCACATACCAATGAGCGGCTAACATTTTTATTGCAAGCTTCACCGTATGAGGTACTTGATAGTCCTCACCGTAACCGACATAACAGCGAATAGTTACCGCCTCTCTTTGCGCAGCAGTTAACGGCCACGATTCAACAGGCTCAATATCAACACCAGACTCATCAGGATATGATCTATATTCATTGCTGTTTAGCGTAACCACCTCACCATCCAAGGCGATATAACTAATAGACTCTACTGAATCAATAGGCGCATACGGCAGGGTTAGGCCATCTTCAAAATCATCTAAATACACATCAATAAGCTGGCGAACTAGAAAGCGATTGGTGTAACCTTCCGACCATTCACGGGCGGCGGCTACATAGCTTTTAATTAAGTCATCTTCTTGGTTGTGTAAAACGCGCATCTGATCTTTTGCTGACGCCAAATCTACCGGCTCATGTCGCGGAGGTGAAATAATTTTATAGCGCATAATAAATAAAAGGCGGAAATTCCGCCCTTCCTTCCCGTCAACAATTAAACGATGGGCGAATTACCAATAACCTGATCAACAGTCGCAGGCTGTTCGGCTGGGTATGAGCGAGGATCAAAACCCAAGATCATGCCAACCACATCACAAGCCGCAGTTGCGACCGTCACTGATAATCGGACGTGGGTAAAATCATTATTTACATCCAGCTCATCAGCCCGACAATTGATCATTTTTTGCGTCTGGTCTTTTGTGTCATCCAATTGAACAATGACTTTACCGTCAACATCTTTTGCATCAGTGCCCGCGTCATCCTTTGCCTGTTCAATTTTCATGTCAACGGTTGCTGTTGCCGCTATATCATTAACAGCCATTAGCCCGACAATATTTTCATAATCAACCATCGAAACCCAAGTTGTGGAAACCGTTGAAGGTGCTAACGAATCTGGCTGAATCATTGCAGCAAGCGCAAAGCGCATGCTAGGTAATAAATTTGAATTATCCATAATTAACTCCGTAATATTGAAAATGTTTTTAAAGGGAGGGGTAACCCTCCCAGATTAATTAAGCGCGAGTTTCAAGAAAAACAAAGTGGGATTTTGTTGCTGTGCCTTTTGCAGGTGAAACCGGCTTACTTAGGTATGGAGTACCACCGAGACGGAAAATCCAACGAAACGCTTTCAAGTTTCGATCAAAATACAAATGCATGGATTCGGCAAATTTAACACCACCTTGCTTGCGAGGACTGTAGTAACCTTTAGGGTCAATTAACTGAATATCGCCCTTTGTTCCCAGCGTGTCCGCATGCTCAGAAAAGCGAATCGGACGCCCCAAGAGATAACCGCCAGGAGCCCCTTTAAACCCTTCCGCAGGAGGCGTCCAGATTGGACGATCCTTGATAGTCAAAAACATCAACTGAGGCAAAATATCGATATTCACACGCCAATGAGAACGAGTAATGCTAGAAGGAAGCATTCGGCTGTACATCTTAGCGATATTTTCCGCCAAAATGGTTTTTGCCGCTTGACCGTCTTCTTTCGTTATAACAACTGGAGCTTTGCTGTTTTGATACCCTAGCGGTTGACCTGCTCCCGTTCCTAGCGCGATAGATTCAGTTGCCTTCCAATTGATTGCATTCGCAGCCCCAACAGTCAGGCGGCTCGCTAATCGAGGCGCATCTTCAAGAAGCTCCTCAGTTGCAGTAACAAAAGCATACAGCTCATGCAACTTCAATTGCTCACCTTCAAAATCAAGCGTTGACTCTTTCATTTGCTTGGTTTCATTGCGCCACAACGCTTGAATTCCAGTAGCGCCCCAG